CGCAAGTTCTGATGTCTTGGTAGTTCTCAAGCATCGTTTGAAGGTCTTCTATGAGTTGTTTCCACGCCTTGGTGGACATCATAGATAGTCTGTCTTCATAATATTGTTGTAATTCTGGCGACATTATTAGTATTATACCACTGTTTAAATTAACAAAAAAGTGCTTGACAAGAAGTTGTTTTTGTGGTATGCTTCAGTTTTTAGGAGGCAATATGGCACAAGGACAACACTTCAAAAAACTAAATGATTCTGACATCGATAACATTAAGGTCTGGGCTAAAGAAGGTTTTGGCCTTACTGAAATCGCTAACAAACTTGAAAACAAGGTATCTAGGCAGCGTATTAAGCAAATAACTGAAAAATTCAATATAAATGCCTTTGCTAACAAAAAGATAAAGCGCCAAAAAGAACTAAATGATCGAATGTTTCAAAAATGGGGTCCAAAATGGAACGATCAAGAGTGGCGTAAGTCTGCTATTTATGCCGCAATGCGTGAAAAGTTTAAAAACAAGAAAGCGCACTGCTATAAACATGAATTCTCAATTAACTTTGGCGATCTTGTATTTCCCACACATTGTCCAATACTAGGTATTGAACTAGATTACTTTTCTCAAGACGGTAGACAAGAGAATTCCCCATCTTTTGACCGTATAAACCCATTAAAAGGTTACATTAAAGGCAATGTTGCTGTAATTTCTTGGCGAGCCAATCGTATTAAGAACGATGGCACTGCCGAAGAACACGAAAAGATTGCTAAATTTATGCGATCTACTTAACTTTGCCGTGATGCAACCACTTGCAGGTTAGCAATCTCTTTCCGAGTATCAATATCCTTCTCTTTTAGAGCCAGATTGGCTACTTTGACACGTCTCTCAAAGTCATCGGTGGCGTTGGGGCCGGTTCCGAGGTACTTCGATGCCGAAGCGGCGATGCTGGCCTGTAATTCGGCAGGCATCAGTTGTGTCTCAGTAACTTCTTTCTGTGCTCTGGCCTGTTTTAGCGTCACATCTGCCTCAAGGTCAGCCATTTCCAGTTGCGCTTTCTGAAGTTGCATCTGCATTGCCATCTGTTGCATCTGCTGTTGCTCTGGGTTAGGCTGAGTCATCTGTGCCATCTGCTGCAACAAGGCTTCACGGTTAGACAGACCACTGTTTTCAATGATTGCAGACATGACCATCGGCACAATCGGACTATCTGGACCCAAGGTTTTGAGCAGATTCATGAACTGCATCTGTTCATACTCTCGTGCTACGATGCCAAGATTGCTGGTCGGCACAAACACGAAGTCTTGTGCGGGGTAGCGATCAGGATCAAACTGCATAAAGCGGTAGGCAGACTTGGTCACAAACGGAATCAGGAACTGCTCTTGGAAGTTGACCAGTGTACGCTTGTTTTTCTTGATGATTGCCGACAGAGCAGGGTTTAGGCCACCGCCATCAGCCGTAGGCGTGGTGCTGTCAATGGTAGATGTTGCCATCAGCATCATCTTCATGAACTCACCAGCGGTCTGCAGATTGCCAGGGTCGGTAACACCAAACTTAAACGGCTGTAGAACCTCGTTAGGATTGCCGTTAGTGAGGATGGTCTTGCCTGGACGGATCTCAAACTTGGCACCACGGGGCAGACGAGTGGCATCAATACCCATCATCGGCACTGTGGTCAGTGCAAGGCTGTCTAAATGAGCACGAATCTGTGCATCGATAGCCTTTTGCATATTGTAGCCCTTCTCAGCGATACCACGACCCCAGAAACGACCAGGCATGGAATCATATTGGAAGGCCACAATAGGCCGATCTTTCATCATAAACGGTGACTCTTCTGCCTTGAGCAGGTGTTCATCGTTTGCGATCACCACAATTGCCTCTACCAGATCAGTATAAGTAGCGGCTTCTGTGCCAAACTCATCAGTTTTTTCGTTAAATAGGCTGGTGATCTCTTCTGCGTCTTCAGCATCCAGCAGATAGCGAGGAATCAGGCCATAGTAACGCAGTAGTTTTACCTTGTCTTGCTGGTACTCAATCTCTTCCTGTACCGGCTCTAGGTCTGTGTCAACAGCGGTGGGGGCAATGTTGTCTACTTTACGATAGACACCAGACTCCATACCAGCAACAACGCTGTGAATGCTGACATATTCTTCAATTGCACAGCCCATTGCCTCTTCTACGGAGGTAGCAACAGGGTCAATCAAGAAGTTTTTAGGATTAACTGGCTTTAGGCCAACATAGAAACGATTACGCTCTTCAATGCCGACAGCGGTAACACCCATCTCTGCGATTGGTCGCATTGCTGGAGCACGTTCTGTCTTCTCAGACACAACAATCTCACCGATACCAGTACCATAGACAGCGCCAAGCAGGATCACATCACTGGTGGCTTTGCGTACTTTGGTGCGCTTAAAGTCCTCAGTCATCTGATTCTTGACTTGTTCGACATCGATGCGCTGCTGATCTAACTGGTCATCAACGATGTCAAAGAACTTCTCACCACGACCAAAGACTGCTTCTTCGATCTCGGCAACAGAGGACTCAATAGCCTGCTGTAGTGCAGGTGTTACAATCCGTGAACGCTCACTCTCACGATGCACATCCTCACCAGCCCAGATGCCACGCCATAGGCGCTCATAGGAGTCCCAATAGTCTAGGTAGTTCTCATCACGATGGTTGCGCCAGTTCTCACAGCGGGATAGAACCCACTCAGAAATCTTCTTACCAGGACCACCAAGTTCGTAATCTTTATCTTCCATGTTTAGTCCTTAGTTGTGTCACCGATGCTGTCTTCTTCAAGACTGGCGTATTCAGGCATACCTTCGTCTTCTTCTTCCATGTCAGACTCTTCTTCGGAGTCTTCAAGGTCAGCAACAGGCAAGAAGATGTCTTTATCTTTAAGGCCAGCCTCTTTAGCGGCAGTGATAACTGTCATCATGCAGTCAGCACTAAACTTCTTCTCTATCTCTTCCTTGATGACTTCCCAGACATCAGGGTTAGTTGCTAACTTGTCCCAGTTAAGAGGGACATAGTCTTCTTTGTTGTACATTTCTAAATACATAACTACTCCTTAGTAACCGGCTACAGCGTCCATTGGTGTAAAGTCTTCGTCATCAAACTCTTGCACATACTCCGCTACTGCGATCTGGTCGATGTAGGACAAGGCATCAATTAAGTCATCATGAACTTGCGGATTAGGGAAGTTCAGTAACTCATCAATTATTTCTTTATTCCAAGTGCCTTCATTAAAGACGATTTTGCCGTGCTCAAAGCGGCCTTGAAGCGACCAAGTAATTCTGTCAGTTTTCTTTTTATTTCCATGAGTAAGATCCTCTATTCTGAAGTAGGTGTTATATCGCCTCATTAAGTCACTGAGGTATGGCAATACAGCATTCTTTAGTGCGCCTCTTTCAATACCAACACAGACAGGTTCATAGTCTCTGACTGCATTAAAGATCTTCTGTGCAGTGTCTTTAATGTCCCACCTGCCAAACTCTACATCTTTTACATACCAGCCATTAGAAGTGATCTTAACTATCGCTATGGCAGACTGGTCTAATCTCTTTTTCTTTGCTGTGGTGGCTGAGGCAACATTCTCAAAGCCAGCCAAGTCTACAGCGATGAAATACCTGCCATCGGTGGGTTCTTCATCATCAATCTTTATCCATTCTTCTTTGAAGATGCCACCAGAGGCTGCTTCAAAGGAGGCTAAGAACTCAGTCCTGAAAGCGAAACTGGACATACTCTTTCTTGCAGTTTCGATCTCTTCTGGGTCCAGCAGCGGATTATCAAAGGAGGTGAAGTGCCAACTCTTATAATCCTTGTCTTTGCCTTCTTTACCGTAGGTGAACAACTCATAGAAATGGTTGCGTCCCATCGGTGTACCAATAAACAGTGCTTTGCCTTTTAAGTCTGCTAGTGCAGGTCTTAGAATCTGCTCAAACACTGCAGGCTTCATGTCTGCGTATTCATCTAGCACAACAAACTTTAGGCTGACACCACGCATTGTCTCTGGCCTGTCAGCGCCTTTAAGACTGATCTGTGCTCCGTTTACCAGCCTGATCTGCATATTGTTTACATGGCTGGACTCAATTACGGGGTGGCCTAGTTCCAATAACGTGAGCCACATAATATCTCTGGCCTGTCCCTGCGTTGGTGCTACATACCACACATGGCCTTTATTGGTCTGTAGCGCCTCAACGATGAGCATCCATGCTGCTAGTCTGGACTTACCGGTCCTACGGCCTGCAGCGACAACCTTA